ACCGCATAAGCGAAAGCAACCCCATAAGAAAGCGCTCGGCCTTAGCGGTCGGGCGCTTTTTTTGCGCCAGGATTTGGAGCGTAAGCTTTCGGCGTGTACATTGCGCCTGTCTTAAATTTTAAACAATGCGCTACATTTACGCAATTACTCGCACCGACGCTATGGGTGGTGTTTCTTATCCCGCTGGAAAGCATCACGCCGGCGGCATCGGCTTTCAAATTTGGGAACCAATCAGGCCGGGCGAAAATCTTTTTGAAGCTTTAGAACGCGCCGAGCATTTTACGCGCAAGCTTGAGGCCGCAAGGCGCGCGGCTTTCAATGGGCCGGAAAGCCCCAACGTTAACCAACTCTATAGGCGCCCGGCAAAAGGCGGCGATTGGGAGCTTATCCCGTGGGACTACCTCCGCGCGGCTTGGTTGCCTCGGCAAACGTGGACCAAGACGGCGAGCGGCTGGACGCTAGAGTTTAAGCTTGCCAAGCTAACGCTTGAGCCTTGGGGCCGTCTCGGATCTAAGCGTTACCGCAACAGGCGCGAGCTGGTCAAATGGGAGGGCAAAACCAAAGGCGAGCTTATGGAGCGAATGCGCAACGAATGCGAAGCGGCTTGGGTATTGCCGACGCACTAAGCCAACGCCATAACGCCAAGCTTAAAGCGCTCCGCCAACGCGGGGCGCTTTTTTTATCTTTGCCTAATGCAAGTACAGCTCGGCGCACTACAGACGGACGTAACGCAAACGGCGCTAGCTGAGCAAGTTGTAACGCTTGCCGAGCTTAAGAAACACCTCCGCGTTACGCACGCGCTAGAGGACACGCTTATTGAAGCCGCGCGCCAGGCCGCTATTGCTTACGTTGAGAACTATTGTAGCGTCTTGCTTGGTTCGTATTCTGCTACGGGATACCTTCGAACGTGGAGCGACTCCACTTTTAGCGTTGGCCCCGTTACCAGCGTGGGCGATGTAGCTTACGACGACCAAGCAGGAACGGAGCGCACGCTACCAGCCGCGCAAGTTTTCTACGACATCGTCCGCGAGCCGGCGCAGATTACCTTTCGCGATGTGCCAAGCGTAGAGCACTACAGCCTTACGCCTATCCGCATCAGCTTCGTAGCTGGCTACGCGCCCGCCGATATTCCGGAGCCTATCGTTAGCGCTATTAAGCTTATCGTTGGTCACCTCTACGATATGCGCACGGACGAAGTAGCCGGCACTATTACGACGCGCGTTAAGCTTGGTACCGATGCGCTCCTTAGCAACTTCCGCCAACTCCATGTAACATGAAGAACAGCGGGCGACGCGATAGGCCTATAAGCATTAAGCAAGACATTCTAACCGCTGGCGACTACGGCGAGCCGGAGGTTAGCAGTACGCTAAGCTATACGCATTGGGCCGAGGTCATTTATAGCGGGAGCGCTAGCGAGTCCGTTAAAGCCTACCAGCTTTATCCGGAGCGCGACGTTATTTTTATTATCCGCCATACCAACCCGACCGCGGATCCCGTCGGCGTCAACCTGTCGCAAGATTTCTATATTACTTTCGATAGCCGCAATTACGACGTCCTCGGCTTTGAGGAGATCGGCCGGCGCGACGGCTTGCGCATTTACTGCAAAGAGCGCGGTACGCGTTGAGCTATGGGCGTAAGGCTTCGCGAATACTTACAAGCTAAAGGCAAATCTAGCCGCTTAGCTAAGACAGGCCCCACAAGCATAGAGGGCTACGCCGAGTTCGAAGCTAAGCTTATGCGCTTGGGCGATTGGCCTAAAGAGATGGCTAAGGAAATCCGGCGAGAGAACCACCGCATCGGGCGCGTAGGCGCTCGCGTCCTCAAGCGTGCGCTCCCGGCGCAAGGCACGGAGTTCGTCGTTTACAAGCGACGCAGAAAAGGAATCCAGCGAGACGGCAAGGCGCAGGTTGAGAGGACAATTAAAGCCGGCACGCTTCGCCGCTCTATCCGTACTTGGAATAGCCGCGGCTCGAAGATTAACGTACAGCTTGGCGCGCGTCGCGGCGGCTCCATAAACTACGACGGCTATTTTGCGCACTTCGTCGATAGCGGCCACGTCGGAGGCTACCAAAAAAGCATTGGCTCTAAGTTTTACGACAAACTAACGCCGGGGCTTCGCCGTCTAGAGCCTCGGCTTAGGCGTATCCAGCTTAACGCTTACCGCCGACTTTACTACAAATGGGCTAACAATATGAAGGGCGGCCGCAAATAAAAAAAGGGCCGCAAGCCCTAAAGCCGGCGCGCCCTTTCCCCTTTCTACAACCTAGCGTAAAGATACGGAAATAATGGAAGTTGGGAAAGCGATTTACTACTTACTTAAAGACAGCGACGCAGTTGGCGCCATCGCTGGCGACCGCATTTATCCGGAGATCGCACAGCAAGACGCGCCGACGCCTTTCGTAGCCTACAGCGTTAGCAGTACAACGCCCTCCGGCGTTAAGTCCAATAGCTCAGAGCTAGACACGGCGCGCGTAGAGTTGTACGTTGTCGGCTCCGACTACGCCGAGACGATGGACTTAGCTATTGCGTGCCGCTCCGCGCTCGACCGCCAAGGCGGAAGCATTGGCCCCGTAGCTAACCCCGTACAGGTTCAAAGCATCGACTTTGAAGGAAGCGATACGGACCACGACCCAACGCAGGACGTATATATTGTCGAGCATATCTATAACGTGCGCGTCCAGCGTACCGGCGTAATCTCAGGCTATAACGTTATCCCCGCTAACGCGATTGCGGTAAGAGAAGTAGACGGCACGCCGAGCGGTAACGTTACGACGCTTGAGTTTACCAACAACACGCTAGTAGTTTCCGGCAATACGGCGGAAGTTAAAATACCGGAGCGCGGCGTTAACGTAAGCGAGGCAGACGGCACGCCCTCGGCAGACGTCGCGCACCTCGTATTCAGCAACGGCACGCTTACGATCGACGGCGACACAGCGACAATCGACAACAGCGGCTCCGGCTCTAGTTGGGAAGGCTTGAGCTATAAGACCAGCGCGCAATACTTAAGCGGCGGCGCTAGCGCTATCGACTTTACCAGCGTTACGCCTAGGGCTATCCCGCTAGACACTTTTATTTTCGACGTCGCGCAATCTATTGGAGCTTCTCAAAGCGGCGATGAGTTCGAGGTAAGCGCTACGGGCTATTATCGTCTTAGTCTTAGCGCTGTTTTTACTAGTACAGCGCAACGTATTACGCCGATAGTAGAGTTCGAGATTAACGGCACCGCCGTAGAGGGCCAGGCATACGGCTATATTCGTAGCGCAAACGGCCAAAACGAAGCGAGCTGTAACGTAGTGCGCTTGCTCAAGCTCTCAGCTAACGACACTATCCAAGCCGTCGCTTACGACAGCTCTAGCGTTAGCGGCTCCGTATTCCTTACGCAATGCGTTATTGATATTGAGCGGATGGCTTAAATTTGCGACATGGATTTTTTCCTTGAAAATTGGGGCGAGCTGTTGCTTGCTTTCATGCTGTTCGTGAAGACAGCTATTAACCTTTTGCCGGACGATGCCGATAAACCGCGTATGGTTTTCGGCTGGCTGGACCTTCTCGTTAACGCTATCGTTGCGGACCGCAAAACCAAAAAGAAATAACTAGCTATGGCAATCTTTAACGGCACTATCTACGTCGTAGACATCGCGGGGACCGCGCTTCCCGATCAAACCGAAGGCTCTATTTCCTTGAGCATGGAAACGCGCGACGCGACGACTAAGGATAGCCTCGGCTTTCGCGAGCTTGTCGAAGGCACGCGCTCCGGCTCTATTAGCGTTAGCGGATTGGTGGACGATACGAGTAGCGCAGTTACTACGCTTATGGGCCACTTTGCCGCGCGCACTAGCTTCGCGGTTAAGTTCGGAGTCGATGGCGGCGCCGGCGAGAACGACGACTTTTTTAGCGCTAACGCTTACTGCACCAGCATTGAAACGAGCGCCGGCACGGAGGACAACGTTACCTATAGCGCGACGCTTGAGCTTACCGGCTCTATTACGCACGACAGCACCGACGATTAATGGAGCTAACGCTTAGCGCTAAAAAGTTTACGCTCCGTTGCGACCTGCTCGCCTTGCGCGACGCGCACCGCGAAGGCGGCGTGGATATTGGTAACCTCGGCGAGGATATTGTTAGCCTTGGAACGCTCGCGTTTTACTTAGCGCGGAGCGGTGCCAAGTTTGCCGGCATCCCGTTCGAGTATAAGCTAGACGCCTTCCTTGCGCTTTGCACCTTTACCGAGTTGCCGGAGCTTACTACAGCTATCGCGCATTGCTTGGGCGACCTGGACGGCGACGCAAAAAAAAAGGGAGCGGCAAAGCTTTAAGCTTCGACGATTTCGCAAGGCTAGGGCTAGGGCGTTTACGTCTTAGCCCTAGCGCGTTTTATGGCATGGAGCTTCGCGATTTAGTGCTAGCTGTCCAAGGCTTTAACGAGCTAGAGAACGAGCGCCAGCGCGAGGAATGGGAGCGGACGCGCTGGCAGGCGGCCGTATCTTTACAGCCATACGCGAAGCAAGGGAAATCTATACAGCCGTCCGAGCTTATCCGCTTCCCGTGGGACAAGAAAAGGAAACGCAAAGCAAGCCGAGCGGAGAACGCACAGCTTGCCGCAATACTAAAGGCGCAAAATGGGAAAGTTCGCTAACCTTAAGGTAGTAATCGGCTTAAGTAAGGAGCACCTCCGCAACTTTAACCGACAGATTAAGACGGCGCGCGGAAAGTTTCGCGCCAACTTTGGCGAGATTGCAAGCATAGCGAAGAACGCCGCGCTTGCTATTGGGACGTCTTTAGCTGGTGCTGTTACGGCTATGCTCAGAGCCTCCGCGGATATGCAACGCGTCGAGGTTGGCTTTCGCTCTATTATGGGCGGCGCGGAAGGCGCTAGCCGTATGGTCGCCAAGCTCAACAGCTTCGCCGCCAGCACGCCTTTCCAGCTTGAGGAAATTAGTACCGCCGCGCGCCAGCTCCTCGCGGTCGGCGTCAAGGAATCGAGCATAGAAAAAACGCTACGCACGCTCGGCGATATTGCGGCCGCTACAGGCTCCGGTATTTCGGAGATGTCGGCGATCTACGCCAAGGCTCAAGCTAAAGGCAAGATCGACCAGGAGATACTTAATATGCTCCTGGACCGCGGTATTAACATTAAGGGCGAGCTACTTAAGGTAACAGGGCAAACGAACGAGGAGTTCAAAGCCACTAGCGTAAGCGTTGAGCAGTTCAACGAGGCTATTAACAATATGGCCGACAGCGGCGGCTTTGCCGAGGGCGCTATGCAGAACCTCAGCGGTACGATCTACGGCCTTGGCTCTACTCTCGCGGACGTAAGCAAGCAAAAGCTCGCGCAACTTGGCGAGCAAACGCACCTAACTACTTACTTCCAATACCGACTCGTTAGGGCCATCGGCTCGGTGAAGTCTAGCATCAAGGTAACGGCCGGCGAGGTTAGCGAATTTAGCGACCGCTTTAACGAACTACGCAAGCGCGCCCTTACGCCAACGCACGAGGAAGCCGAGAAGCTAGAACAGGGTTTTGCGGATCTAGAGAAAGAGCTAGAGAGCGCAATTAGACGCACCAGCAAAGGAAGCGCGGAGTATCAGCGCCTTAGCGGAATCCTTGAGGGCGTCAGGGACGGAAGCGTAGAGCTTAACGAGGCTATTATTGCCGGCCTTCCGCACCAAACGAAAGAGACCGAGAACGTTAAGCTTACGCGCGAAGAGTTCGAGGCGCAATACGACGCCGCCGAAAAGCTCCGCGAAGAAAAGGAGCGCCTCGCGGAAGCCACGCGGCAAGTAATCGTAACGTCTCAAGACGAAGCCGCGGCAAGCGCTGGCATAGCCTCGCTGTACGATACTAGCGCCAGGGTTGACCTAGGCGGCTTCGACTTCGTCGGCATGGACGAGGAAGTAATTGAAGAGGAGGGCGAAAAGGCGCGCGCCGCATACGGCACGCATTTGCTACAACTAGAGGCCGACACCAAGGAACGCCTCGACAATATGCGCGTTAGCGCTGAGCAACTGAGTACGACGATAAGCAACAGCTTAGGCAACGCCTTCGTTAGCATCATTAATAAAAGCAAGGACGCCGGCCAAGCCTTCGCAGGTTTTGCGGCGGAAGCTATCAAGGCTAGCCTCGCGGCCGCACAAGCGCACATGATCGAGGCCGCTATTGCCTCCGGTAAGATGAGCGGCCCGGCGGCGTTCTTCGTTATTCCGGCCTTGGTCGCTGGCGGTATGGCGTTGGTCGATAGCTTTTTCGGACAAATTCCGCAAATGGCGCAAGGCGGACTTTTTACCGGCGAAAGCCTCGCGCTTGTCGGCGAGGGCCGCGGTACGTCAGCCATTAACCCGGAGGTTGTCGCGCCGCTGGATAAGTTGCAAGGTATGCTT